ATGGAATATTTCAATAAAATATTGTGCGTAACCTACGCGGAACTGACTGAAGGTAGTGATGCGATTATTAAAGCCGCTACATTACGTCAGAATATGAGCCGTGGCAATATCGTCAGTGTTCATCGTGGAGGTGGCGAAGGCGGTCAGGCACTCTACGCATGGAGTTCCATTCCTCAAAAATATAAGGAGCGCTATATGGAACGTTACGGCGACCCCGAGCAGCGCATGAAGGAAGCGATGATGCGCGACCGCATCAAGCTTGACGGAGAGGCACGTGAGTTCTTTGAGAACTTCACCTACGAGAAAAACGGCAAGCAGGAACATCTCACGGAGAAACTCATTGAGGAGTACACCATCAACGCCAGCGTTCTGAAAGAGTTGCTGAAGATGATGGCACAACGTCAGGCCATCCGTCAGAGTCTGAATGCCAGCACAGGCGGAGCATGGGACGTCATTTATAAGAGTTCTGAAGCCATGCGCGAAGAATATCACCACACACTTCCACAGAACCAGGCACGACTGAAGGCAAAGATTAAGGCATTTAAGGCTGACGGGTATAAGAGCCTTATCAGCGGCAAGGTTGGGAACTGTAACACAGTGAAGATTACAGAGGAATTCGGACTCCTTCTCATCGCACTGAAGCGCAGTAGGACACCTGTCTATACCGATGCGCAGATTTTTGAAGAAGGAAATCGTCGGGCCGTAGAGAACGGCTGGAAACCACTGAAAAGTCTTAGCGGCATGAAGCGGTGGCTGTACAGTTCTGCGATTGAGCCTCTGTGGTATGATGCTGTGTATGGTGAGAATGCCGCCCGCCTTAAATTCGGCAGGAAGCAGAGAACGAAACTCCCGACACGCCGTGACTCGCTTTGGTATGGTGATGGAACACGCCTGAACCTGTATTATCAGGATAAGGAAGGAAATGTGCGTACAACACTGGTTTACGAGGTGATTGATGCCATGAGCGAGGTAATGCTAGGCTACTGGATAAGTGACTCAGAGGATTATAAGGCACAATATCACGCTTTCCGAATGGCTATTCAGACCAGCGGACACAAACCCTACGAGATTGTACATGATAATCAAGGCGGACATAAGAAACTAAACAAGGCTCAGCCGAACTCAAATGGAAAAGGCTTCTTGGACAAAATATGCCATATCCACCGTGCCACAATGCCAAACAACGGATCTTCCAAAACGATTGAGGCCATATTCGGACGTTTTCAACAGCAGGTTCTCCACCAATATGACAACTTCACGGGTCAGAACATCACTGCAAAGAAAACCAGCAGCCGGCCCAACCTTGAGAGCATGGAAGCCAATAAGAAGAGCTTGCCTACATTGGACGAACTGAAAGCCATCTACGCAGAAGCACGACAGAAGTGGAACTCCATGAAGCACCCCATCTATGGTAAAAGCAGAATGGAAGTATATGAAAGCAGCGTAAATGAAGAAACGCCTGTTGTAACAGCAGTAGACATGGTTGATATGTTCTGGATTATGCACGACAAGCCCGCAACGTTTACCGACCAGGGTATCACTATTGAGGTGAAAAAACAGAAATATACATGGGAGGTGTTCAAGGACGGAAATCCGGACTTGGAATGGCGTAAACTGCATACGTGGGAAAAGTTCTATGTTCAATATGATCCCAACGACATGACCACAGTTAATCTCTATGCGATTGACCTTGCTGGTAGAAAACGTTTTTCAGCCGTAGCACGCCCCTACTGGGAGATACACCGTGCATTGCAAGATCAGAGCGCAGAGGAAAAGACGCAGATACACAGGGCTATCGAAGCAGGCAAGAACGACCGCATAGAACGTGTAATAGCAGGCAGACGCATCGCTATTGCCCATGGTACTGACCCGGAGCAGAACGGACTCATCTATCCGAAGCTGAAAGGGCTTACCAAGGAGCAGCAGGAACAGGCGCAATCAAGACTTGCTCTGTATGCACAGCCACCGAAAAACTTCACGATAGGACAGATTGCCAAGCAAATCAGTCTGACGGACTGGTGCGAGGAGGTTAATGCAAATAAGGAGCAGGACATTGCCGCACCGGTTAAGGTCGACATGGCTTCGGTAGCAGGAAAGTATTGAAAAGTAAAATTGTAAAAATAAAGAAATTATGAAACTAACAACAAACGAGAAGGGACAAATCCAAGAGTGTTTGCGGCTATACGTCAGCAAATATCCCAGTCAGAACAAGGCAGCACAGAGCCTCACGGGCACGAGCAGTGCCACGGTGAGCAGCATTCTGCAAGGCAAGTGGGAAAACATCAGCGACGAGATGTGGCGCAATCTCGCATCGCAACTCGGCACCACGGCCGCCACCGACTGGCAGGTGGTTGAGACAAAGGCCTTTCAGGAAATGACCCTCGTCATGCAAGATGCCCAAGCTGTGAAGAATGTCACGTGGATCGTGGGCGAGGCTGGCTGCGGCAAAACCACCACAGCGCGCCTCTATGCTACCGAAAACAGCGAGGTGTTCTACATCTTGTGCTCTGAAGACATGAAGAAGAGCGACTTCATTCGCGAGATTGCACGCCGCATCGGTCAGCGCACCGAGGGCTACAGCATCAGAGAGTTGCTCGACCGCATCATCGACGACCTCATTCAGATGCAAGCACCACTGCTGCTTTTCGACGAAGCCGACAAGTTGCCCGAGCGCGTCTTTCATTATTTCATCGACCTCTACAACCGCTTGGAGGACAAATGTGGAATCGTCTTCCTGTCCACCAGCTACATCAAGCGGCGCATGACGATGGGGCTGCGCTACAACAAATGCGGTTACAACGAGATTCACTCTCGTATCGGCCGCAAGTTCTACGAATTGGAACCCACCGCTCCCCACGATGTCTATGCCGTATGCATGGCTAACGGTGTGACCGACAAAAGTCGCATCTCAGAGGTTGTAAAAGATGCCGAGGCGTATGATTTCGACCTGCGCCGCGTGAAGAAAAATATCCATCGCGTAAAAGTGATGCAAGCGCAAACAGCAGTCAAGTAGCGTTAAAACAATCCTAAAATAGTAATCAAATGGCAAGTGGAACAAAAGATGCAGCACAGGTGATTGCCGAGCTCACGGCGACGAATGCCGAGCTTCGCGATAAAATAAAGGAGCTTGAGAAATCGCTGTGGCGGCGCGACCATCCCGTGCTGCGTCGTGCACTGAGCGTCAGCGACGTTATGCGCATGAAGAAAGAAACCTACCCCTTTGAAGGGGCATGGGAAGAAGCCTTCGGTTGTCCCGAGAAAAATGGCGTGTGGTTTGTGTGGGGCAACAGCGGCAACGGCAAGACGAGTTTCATGTTGCAGCTTTGCAAAGCACTGTCGCACTTCGGCCGCGTGGCCTACGACAGCTTGGAGGAGGGCGCATCGCTGACGATGAAGAATGCCCTGATGACGGCTGGCATGCAGGATGTGGCACGCCGCTTCGTGTTGCTCGACCGCGAAAACATGCAGCTGCTGTCGGCACGCCTCGGCAAGCATAAAAGTCCCGACATCGTGGTTATCGACAGCTTTCAGTACACCAAAATGAGCTTCAAAGACTACGAGGCTTTCAAAGAACGGCATGCCAACAAACTGCTCATCTTCGTCAGTCAGGCCGATGGCAACAAGCCCGCTGGGCGCACGGCCGTGAGCGTGATGTATGATGCGAGCCTAAAGATATTCGTCAGTGGGTTTCGCGCCATCAGCAAAGGGCGGTATTTCGGAAGTAAGGGGTACTACACCATTTGGGAAGAGCGCGCAAAGATGTATTGGGGAGAAGAGCAAAAAGAAAAATAGTATGGCAAACAAGCGAGACAACCTACTCTACAGATTACGGAAGAAGGGCGTGAGGGCGAACACGCGCGAACACATTATTTTCTTCGGCGTGGGTGGCGAGCCGTTCAAGATAAGGCAGATAAGGCGGCTGTGTCGTGAGTTTCATTTCAATGTGCAATTAGTAATTGAGTAAAAAGAGTATGAGTAAGGAAAGACGGATAAAGAAAGTATATATCGCAGGAAAGATAGGTGAAGATATTCTTAGCGATACAACTCGCAAGAAATTTGCAGAGGCAGAAGCGTGGTTGAAAGCAAAAGGATATAAAGTGTTTAATCCGACTCAAAGCGGGCTTGGCATCATGGCAGAGAACTACGCAAAGGCATGTGGCACGAACTTCTATGAAGAGATACTTCTTCTTGACATTATGCAACTGAAACGGTGTGATATCATCTGTCTGCTTCCTGACTGGCACGAAAGCCCAGGTGCCTTGGCAGAGTATTACTTCGCTATGGCAATAGGTAAGAAAATAAAACAGATTACAATGCTTGGAAATAAAATAGTAGATTGGATATGAGCAAGGAAAAACGAATAATCGAAATCACCCCCGGGCTGATGAGCCCAGGAGGGCGCATGGGAGAGCGCTTTATGAGTCGTGGGCACGTGTGCACCTATTGCCAAGGCAACGGCTATTTTTGGCAGGAAAACTGCTATCGTGAACGCTACAAGCAAGGATGCCCCGTGTGTAGAGGCTGCGGACGGCTTAATGCCGTGGTAACGATTGAGTGGAAAGCAGAAGACAGATAAAACATAACAGACAAAACGAATATGACACAATTAAGACATTATTCAATGATACCGCACGACAAGCCCGAGTGGTTACTGCGGTTGCAAATGGAGGTAAGTCAGCACTACGCCATGCGTGGCATTGACAACACGCCCGAGGAGTGGATGGATTTGCTCGATTTCATCGACGCCTTCATTCATAGTCTCTACACGCGCCGCGACATCAACGTGAGAAGTGAGGTGACAACCGATTTAATGACCGAGGATGGCAAGACACAATTGCTCATTAAACGCAATGGGAAGCCTTTGCTGGTGTATTACATGCAACCCTCAAACGAACCGCAATGACCCACGAACGCAACTATGCCCGCTTTTACACGCTGCTGAAGCTGCTGCCCAGTGCAGATAAGGAGTCGCTCGTAGCGCAATACACCGACGGCCGCACCACCTCGCTGCGTGAGACTACACCGCAGGAATACGATCTGATGTGCCGCGACATGGAACGTCTCACGGACCACGATGCGCAGCGCGAAGCCTTGCGCCGACAACTCCGGTGCAGGCGTAGTGAGGTGCTCAAGCTCATGCAGCAGCTCGGCATCGACACCACCGATTGGAACCGCGTAGATGCCTTTTGCAAAGATGTGCGCATTGCCGGCAAAGCCTTCCGCCACATCAGCATCGACGAATTGGAGGCCCTTGCCGTGAAACTGCGCATCATCGAGCGCAAAGGGGGATTGAAAGCCCATCCACAGCAGCCCGAACAACCCACAACAGCAGTCCGCCTGCAACAAACCATTGTGGTGGTTGCGGCGGAGAAAGCAATCGAAAATTAAACATTTTATTCAACATCAAGATATGGAAACAACAGTGAACATTAAGAATTTAAGTAAGGAGGAGCGGGCAAAGCTACTCGCCGAGTTACAAAACGAGGAAAAACAAAGTCGCATCCAGCGTCGCGAGACCTACGAGAGTCTGCGTGCCGAACTGATGCACAGCGTGGAGGAACGTCTGCAACGCGTGGCCGCTGACGTGCAAAGTTTTCACCAGTGGCTGCAGGGTGAGGTTGAAGGCTTCGTGGGTGTGATGCGCGATTATGGCCAACTGCGCAAGAGCGACCAGCGCAGCTACACCATCACCGATGGAAACTTCCGTTTAGAGGTGGCCAGCAACACCGTGAAAGGTTTTGATGAGCGCGCCGACCTTGCTGCCGAACGGCTCATCGACTATCTGAAACGCTATATGAAGCAGAGTGAAAAGGGTGCCGACGACCCGATGTATCAAATGGCTATGACACTACTGGAGCGCAACAAAGCCGGCGACCTTGATTACAAGAGCATCTCTAAGCTCTATGAATTAGAGGATAAGTTCGACAGCGAATACGCCGAAATCATGCGCCTTTTTAAAGAGGCCAACGTCGTACAGAAGAACGCCATCAACTACTATTTCTCAAAGCGTAACCCCGAAACGAATGTGTGGCAGCGCATTGAACCGAGCTTTTGCAGGATGTAGGCCTAAGGCATATATAGACTTTACGGCATGGCAGCAAATGGGTTGCCATGCTTTTGCGGTTAAAAGAAACAGACAACAAAACAAATTTCGAAAATAACATGAAAGTGGACAATGAGCGCCGTCGTGGCGTGAGCTATCTCAAGCGCGTGGCCGACGTGAACGCGATATATCAGCAATGGGCGAGGTCGGGTCTCTCCAACCGAGAGATCTGGCGCCGTTACATCTATCCCGTCTATGGCATCAGCGAGCGCGCCATGTATAAGATGCTCAAGATTGACGTGAAAGTGCGCCGCGACAACAACGACTCGCCCCGTCCACTTTTACTCTTCGATTTCGACGACGATGGAAAATGATTTAACACAAGTGCTTGCCCGCATGCTGAGAGACGTGCAGGTGGAGCTGAAAGATGAGTTCGACCAAAACTTCGCACGCCAGGCTTTCTTCGCCGAGAAGTGGGCACGCCGCCGCAGCCCCTTGCGCCCCGGGCGTGCCACGTTGATCGACACAGGCGGTTTGCGCCGCAGCATCATGAGCAAAATCACCCATGACGGCGTAACGTTCTATTCCGCTCACCCTGCGGCCGACCTCCACAACGAGGGTGGCGAAATCAAGGTGACGCAGCGCATGAGAGGCTATTTTTGGCATCGTTATTACGCGTGTGTAGGCGGTTTCGGCCGCAAGAAGAATGGCGAAAAGCGTAACGACCACCGCACGCAGCAGCTCAGCAGCGAGGCCGCCTTTTGGAAATTCATGGCCTTGATGAAGGTGGGTAGCATCATCAAGATACCTCGGCGGCAGTTCCTCGGTGCGTCGGCAGAAGTGGAAAAGGCTGTGACGGAAATCATTGAGCAAAACTTAGAGGAATATTTTAACAACGAATTCAAACTGAACGGAAAATGAGAAAAGAATTGTATGCAGCCCTCAAGGCAGCGATGGAAAAGATTGAAGCTGTGAAGCACATTGATTTGTGGAACCACAACGTGGAGTTCATTGAGCAGGAAGACAGTTGGGCACGTCCTGCCGTGTTCGTAGAGTTTGGCCCGATAGCGTGGCAACCCTACGTAGGTGGTGGCTATCGTGGTGAAGGCAGCATAAGGTTGCACGTTGTAACCGACTGGTTGGAGGGCGGACAGGAAGCCGCTTGGGCCTTGATTGCCCAAATCCGCGCGGCCATGGACAGCGTGGAGGGTGACAGCTTCCACGGACTGCGTCTCACAGAAACCATCACCAACCACAACCACGAGGATATTCTTGAGAGTATTGAGGTGTATGGCGTGAAAGGTGTGTTATAAAGTAAGCACCTTAAATAAAAACCATCAAAACATTGGTTGTTTGAGAAATGTTTCATATATTTGCAGCGTTCAAGTTTATAAATCAAGAGACGACGAGTTCGTCCGATGCGCTGCATGCGGGCATTTTTTATGCCCAAGTGTGAAACATCATACAATGGCGGCGCGCTAACCCCGTGATACTGCTGTAATGGCAGTGTCGGTCTCTTGATTATAAGACTTGAACGGCGGGAAGTGGCGCACCGTTTTTAAACCGCCAATGTTCAAAAATATAATCAAAATGCAAAACAACAACAGTGCGCAAGCTACGGGCTTGCAAGTATTCAACTTCAATGAGAAGGAAAGTACACCTATCCGTGTACAAGTGATTAACAACGAACCTTGGTTCGTAGCTAAGGACGTGTGCCAAGTTCTTGGTATTGAAAAGTACCGTGATGCAATATCAAGACTTGATGAAGACGAAAGGGGGTCGGTATTAGTGGACACCCTTGGTGGCAAACAACAGTTTACTGCAACCAACGAGTCCGGCCTGTATCATTTGATTTTCCAGAGCCGCAAGCCGGAGGCCAAGAGGTTCCGCAAATGGGTGACGAGTGAAGTGCTGCCTGCCATTAGGAAAACGGGCAGGTATGAAACGATGAAAAGCCGGATGGCAGGTGGCTTCCTTGACCTGCGCGACATCCCCTACGAGAGTTTTAAGTTTATGGGTGGTGAAGTCCGCATGGTAGAGAACGAGGGTGTGAAGTGGTACAGTATCAATGACGTGTTCCGGTGCATTGGTAGCCGCACAGAGAGCACACAGAGCGTGCGTCGACTGAATGCCAAGCGTGACCTTGCCCGCAAGATACAGCTTTTCGGCATGACGCATCCAGGCTGGTTCACAACCTTGCTGGGTGTTCGGCTTCTGCTGAGTGCCAGCAAGAAAGTTGGGAGCGGTAAGGAACTGATGTTGGAGTTTACGGAGGAGTAGGTCATGGAAAAATATCCTACAATATTAGAACTCTTAGAGTCAGGTTATGGCAAGGATTTAGCACAAACGCTCCTCGATAGCATCCAATGTTATGGCAAGGCACTTGTGGCTGATAGCGTGTGTATCGCTGAGCACGATGGAGATAATCTCTACAATATGGTGTGGCTACTGAAAGCCATATTAAAAGACTGCTGCGGCGTGAATGTAGAATAAAATATAAAAATAATCCGTTACTTCTGTTGGAGGTAACGGATTTCTTTTGTATATTTGCAGCAGATAAAGCGCTGAAGGAATGGCACCCTGGCATTTGAGTCCTAACCGCCGCCCTCGGTGCTTTATTTATTTTATATCATTTACAGAATAGAGATAGTAATCGGTAACTATGTGTCCATTTTTTCTTATTCTTACCTCTTTCGCCACATTCAGTCTGACTTTTTTCCCATGTAATTCCGCCTCGTAATAATAGAACTGCTGAATATTATCCTTGCGCGGATGTGTCAGCGCAGACGTATCAACAAAGGTGCTGTTTGCAAGAATCTTCCCTAAATCTTTTAAGTCCTCTTTCTCCAGTACCTTTGACCTGCCGAACGTGTCGGAGAAGAGGTGCTTGTTGCCGTAGGTAGAGAAACCTACCTTAATCGTTCCATCTTCTATCGGCTTTTCATGCTTCACCTTAAGCAGCGGTTCCATTTCGTGCAAGTAATGTATGCGCTCAATGGCTCGCTCCGATTTTGTCTTATCCCCATAGCATTGTCTTACCAACCTGCACACAGCACATAATTCATTATCGGGCACAAAGGCGAGAGTCGCTTTTCCCCTGGCAAGGTCGCAGTCGTTGCAACGCCTGATGCTGTAGGGATTGTAGTCGGGCATGGCCTTGCCCTGCTTGCCGGGATTGAAGCGGAACATGCCGCGCGTGTCGTTAGCCAAAGCCTCGGCCCCACGCCTGTAGGCTTCCTCGTGCGGTGTTTCGGGATATTTTGTCTTGCGCACCTGCACCACCGTACAACGGCAGTTCCACCCGTTGGGCGGATAGTAGCTGTTCCAAAATGGGTCGCTGAAAGGCAGTGTCGTACCGTTCAAGGCAGCGTGCTCGGGGCGCACATGGTCATCGCCCACCGTGCGGTATTGCAGGTTGTAACGGTCGCCATCCTCGGCAAACGCCTCCCACTTTGCCGCCATCCCGGCCGAAGCATGTGCGAAGTTATATTCCGCCCGCAGGTAATGTTCATTATAGGTTTTGTCCACCTTTTGAACGTCATTCAAAAAGCGTTCAAACGGTTTTTTATTACCCTGCTCATCAACCAAGGAAGGAAAGGCCTCATTGAGTTCATGAAAGGTTTTGAGCCCCGAGAAAACATAGGTGGAATGCTCCAAGCTATCGCGCATGGTGGCCGACATCTTTGTTTGCTCAAAAGCACTGTTCAACACGTCGGCATGCGTTTCAATAAACGCCTGCGCCTCCTTCGACGTGATGCTGTTCACACGCCGTTGTGCACACTTTGCAGCATATACTGCACGGCGTTCGCAGAAACTTGCAAGCAGTCTGTTTTTGAGCTATTATTGCAACGCACGGCAAAACCTTGCCACTTAGCCCTCAAAAGTGGCCCACTTAGCCCTCGAAAGTGGCAAGTTTACGCCTCAAAAGTGGCAAGGTAACAGTTGATAAGTGGGCGACTTGTTTTTGCTAAGTGTTTTTAAGAGTAAAGATAGAATAAATGATAATCCGAAAGAAAAAGGATGTATTTAATTACGAATTTTGGCAACATGGCAAATGGGTAGCGCGTAAAGCGAGTGACATGACGGACAAGCATCTTGTCAACTTGTTAGCCCGTTGACCCGTCAGTTAAAACAGAACGAATATGGCAGCAACAACACCCCTCAACACCCCCTTTAGTCTCCGTGCTTATGGTCGCACGGAGCTGGCACAGGCCTACTGCCCGCAGCTCTCGCCAGGTGCAGCGTGGCAGAAACTCTCGACGTGGATAAACCTCTATCCCGGCCTGCCCAGGCGTCTTAAAGCAATCGGCTACTCGCCCCACCAGCGTGTCTTCACTCCGCGGCAAGTAGCCATGATTGTCGAGGCGTTGGGCGAACCATAAAGAGGAGATGTTAGGAGGAATAAAAAGATAGCAGCGGGTTATATAACAAATCGTTGCTTCCTATTCTTCTTTCCACATTTTTATTGTATCTTTGCATAAAAGTAAGAACATAATGACAAACGTGAAAACCGCAATAACTGTTGATGAGCAGATTAAGAAGCTACGTACTCGTGGCATGCTTATCGATTTTGGGCAAGAGGGAATGGTAAAGGAGGCATTACTTGATATTGGCTACTATCGATTAGGCTTTTATTGGTTTCCCTTTGAACGAACCTATCCCAGGAAAAGAAAGCGAGATCATCGATTAAAGGAGAATACAATTTTCGATTATGCTATAAAACTGTATTATTTTGATTTTGATCTTCGTAACATTCTTCTTCGCTATATCAGTCGTATAGAAGTAAATTTTCGCACAACACTCATCTATTACGTATCCAATGCGTACAAAGAGAATTCATTTTGGTATACGGACAAAGGTGTAATTAAGGCCTCATTTCTTAACGACCATAAATATAAAACTGTGCTGAACAATATTTGTCAAGAGCCACCTATAAAACTCGACTTAAAAGCGCATTGTAGGAATTCTGCCCCCGTTTGGAAGGCATTGGAATTTATGTCGTTTGGAACAATCATTGGATTATATGAAAACCTTAACAATCCCAAATTGCAATGTGATATAGCAAGCATTTATGGTATGACTTACCCCTCACAGTTTGCTAACTATCTGAATGTCATTAGACGTTTGCGCAACTGTTGCGCACACGGAAAAGTGCTTTTCGACCTGAAACTACACAACCCAGTTGGCGGTGGTCCTTTAGGAGACTTAGGCAATCAGCGCACAATGCTTGCTGGAGCTTATTTTGTGCTGAGATACTTTTTGAAATATGTTTCTCAAAATAGAGTAAACGAGATGAAAGAAGATATGAAAACGGCATATAGTAGAATAGAGTACAAAAATATTATTGACCTTGTGCAAGAGACTTCTGGACTAAAAATAGAAGATTTATAAAAGAAACGTTTTTAAGAATACTTCTTGAAAATACTTTTAAAAAAATTTGGAGTATCTAAAAAATAGTACTATCTTTGCACCAGAAAACAGATGCACCTAATGGTTACGACCATTAGACTGCACCTTTACCAAAAGAACAATAGAGGGGTTGCCTATGGGCTGTCCCTCGTTTTTTTTGTTGTATATGGTAATAAATTAGAACAAGGCAGATTACCTTTTCCCAATTAAAATAGTTATCTTTGCAAGTAAATAATAAAAAGCAATGACAACGAAAACCACAAAACAAGATATGACATTGAAGTCTTTCCCCGAAGAGATAACCGAAGATGGGGTAAAGATTTACGGGGAGACTTCTTATGAAAACCAAATGGCTGTGCTTAGCCATTATCTGCATAATGTGGGAGACAAGGAAAGCAGCGAGCGCAAAGAAGAAATTATCTCGGCTATCCGTAGTTTCTTGAAACATAAGCATGCACGGGGAGAAAAGCCCTACAACGAAGCATTGACAGACGAAGAAGTGTGGGCTGTAGCCGAACAACCAGCACAGTATGGTCTGTTTGACGATTTTTTCAAAGTGCCTTTCCCTGCTCCCAAGAATCCGAAGTTTACGTTTATCGACTTGTTTGCAGGTATTGGTGGTTTTCGGATTGCTTTTCAGAATTTAGGCGGTCAGTGTGTCTATTCTTCGGAGTTTGATGCAAAAGCGCAAGAAACTTATCTTGCTAACTATGGTGAGATGCCTTTTGGCGACATCACCAAGCCATCTACTAAAAGCTATATTCCCCAGTACTTTGATATTCTCTGTGGAGGTTTTCCCTGTCAGGCATTTTCTTTGGCAGGACGAAGGCTTGGCTTCAAAGATGAGACTCGTGGAACTCTATTTTTTGAGATCGAGGACATTCTTAGGCGGCATCAGCCCAAAGCCTTCTTTCTTGAGAACGTAAAGGGACTGGCAATCCACGACAAAGGGCGTACACTTCAAACTATCTTGACTCATTTAGACAACGCTGGTTATGATGTTGTTCCACCACAGATATTGAATGCAATGGACTTTGGCGTTCCGCAACATCGCGAGCGTATTTATATCGTGGGCTTCCGCAAGGATTTAAGAATAGATGTAACCAAATTCCAATATCCCCAGCCACAAAGCGTAGGTGAGCTGCGCCCGAAGTTTTCGGACGTAATGGAGAGAGAGGTTCCATCTGTGAAATATTATCTTTCAACGGTTTATATCGACACCTTGAAACGTCACAGAGCACGCCACGAAGCAGCCGGACATGGCTTTGGTTATGAGATTATCGATACCAATGGTGTTGCTAATGCCATTGTTGTTGGCGGTATGGGTAGAGAACGTAATCTCATCATAGACCCTCGCCTAACGGATTTCACCCCCATTACCCGTATCAAGGGTGATGTCAACCGTGAGGGCATTCGCAGAATGACGCCACGTGAGTGGGCACGATTGCAGGGATTCCCCGATAGTTTTAAGATTGTTGTTGCTGACGCATCGGCTTATAAGCAGTTTGGTAACTCCGTAGCCATACCTGCTGTTCAAGCTACGGCCCAGAAAGAACTTGAAATGTTAGGATTGATCTAATTCAAAATACACTTTTTTTACATATGGCAAAGACTGCAAACAAAGGTGAGTGGAGCGAACTTTATGTGCTTCTTAAACTCTTAGGCGAGAAGAAAGTTTATGCTGGTGACGGCGAATTAAACAAGATTGAGAACTTGTTTTATCCTGTTCTGAAAGTGTTGCGAGATGAACAAAGCGTGCATTACGAATACACATTAGACGATAATATTGTTATCATATCTGAGGATGGAAAGGAACTTTTACGTAGGTCGGTAGCCGACTTTCTGAATCGAGCCGACACGTTGCTCAACATTATTCGTAAGGAGAAAGGGACTTTTGCTATTCCCGAGATAGAGCAATTTATGACGGAAATTCACTGTAACAAGATTAAAGCAGGCTCGAAGCAAAAGAAAGACATTACAATTGTTATTCACGATCTTAGAACAGGTATGACTCCTACGCTGGGGTTCAGCATAAAATCGCAGTTGGGAGGAAATTCAACCCTCTTTAATGCTGGGAAAACAACCAACTTCACTTTCAACGTCACTGGACACGATTTTACAGACACTGAGATTGAATCAATTAATGAGATTGACACGTCGAGCAAAATTAGAGATCGAATTGAAAACATAAACGAATTAGGAGGCACATTGCAGTTCAAGACGATGGACGATGCCATCTGTCGTAACAACTTCATTCTCATCGATAGTTGTCTGCCTCATATTATGGCTAACATTCTTGTGAAAAGTAATTGTGGTGAAACAAAAAGTATAAAAGAACTGACAGAACAAATTGCAGTTGTGAATCCACTCAACTATGATACCACCTATAATCAGCAGTTCTACGCCCATAAGGTGAAAAACTTCTTGGTGGCAACAGCCCTCGGTATGGTGCCCCATACACCATGGAATGGTGCGTATCAAGCTAACGGAGGATATCTTGTAGTGAAAGCCGATGGTGATGTACTCTGTTATCACTTCTACGACCGTAACCTCTTTGAAGATTACCTCTATTGTAACACTAAATTAGAAACGCCCTCGTCAAGCAGATACGACTTTGGTAAGCTCTATAAAAACGAAACTCACGAGCTTTGTTTTAAATTGAATCTACAAGTGAGATTCAAGTAAGCCTTAACTCTCATTTTCGTTTACACCTTATTATATATATAAACAAAACAATAATGGCTTGCACAACGAGGGTGCAAGCCATTGCTTTAATCCTTTTATAGTGTTGATGGTGCGACAGGGGCATTCACCAGCACTTTTCTTACACAGCAAAAATGAATAGTTTTATTTGTCTTTGCAAGACAACCATCCGCAAAATCCACATCTAATACTTAATAATCCCTGCTAACCTTTACTAACCGCTGAAAACCTCTACCCGCCAGCCCTCGCTTCCTATCTTTGCAACGTGATCACACAGAGAAAACAAAATGTTGAACTAACAAGTAAAGAAAGGAAAAACAATTATGATTCGTTACAAGATTTACGAAAACAAGAACAAGAAGAGTGCGGGCTACAAAAAGTTTTATGCACGTGCCGTTTGCGAAGAGACGATGGGGCTGAAAACTTTGGCGGCCTATATGGCTGCTCACAATGTGCCCTTTTCTGAGGGCTGCATCTATGGTGTGCTGCGCGACATGGTGGCCTGCATCAAAGAGGTTATCACCGATGGTAAGAATGTCAAGCTCGACGACTTGGCCATCTTCTCAGTGGGGCTGCAAACAAAGCCTGCTGCATCGGCAGCCGAGTTCAATGCCACGACGCATATCCGTGCCGTGCGTCTGCGCAGCCGTGCCACGGGCATTTTGCGCACGCCCGTGCTCACCAATGATGCCCGCGTGCGCGAGTTTGGCACCTATGTGGTGAATAAGAAGAAGCCATCGGGCGGTGGCGGTGCATAACCCATCATGCATAACGATTGAACGGGAGGCAGAAACGTGTTTTCCTCCATGGCCGCCAGCTTCTCCATTGGGAGAAGTCACGCTGCACGGGAGAGCCGTTCTGCCTCCTTTTTCTTTAGCAACGAGCAAGGATGAAAACAGCCATGCAATATCTCGTTATCCACTGCACGGCCACTCCCGAGGGGCGTGAGGTGAGCGCGGCGGAGATACGCCGCTGGCACACTGCACCCGTCAGTCAGGGTGGCCGTGGCTGGAAGCAGGTGGGCTACACAGACATGGTGCACTTGGACGGACGCGTGGAGCGATTGGCGGATAACAACGAGGATGCACAGGTGGATGAGTGGGAAGTGACCAATGGTGCAGCAGGCTATAACAGTATATCGAGGCACATCGTGTATGTGGGTGGCTGCGACAAAGCAGGGAAACCGAAAGACACGCGCACCGAGGCACAGCGCGAGGCGTTGAAACGCTATGTGGAGGACTTCCACGCGCGGTTCCCGCAGGTGAAGATAGTGGGGCATCATGAATTGAATCCCAGCAAAGCCTGTCCGAGTTTCGATGTTCCAACTTGGTTGCGCTCGATAGGCATCCGACAAGTTTAACGATAAAAACCAACGACAATGGCAGAGACAATCTTCCAAATCCTGCAATGGGCTATCCCCGCGGGCAGTATCGGTGCTGCCATTGCCTGGATTACGAACCGCCGCCTAAGGACGGTGGAAGAGAAGAAGAAAGTGGAAGACACCTACAAGCAGATGTATGACATGGTGAGTGCTGAGCTTGTAGGACTTCATAAACAAAACCGCATCAATTATGAAAAGATGGAAGAACTGCGTGGCGAGAACGACAAGACACGCCGCGCCCTCAACCGCCTCTCGCGGGCTATCGAGGCCATTCAGCTGTGCCCTCATCGCGTTAACTGTCCTGTCAGTAGTGAGCTGTCGCTCAGTGAAGACGGCGACAAGGGAAAGCCGCACCGCGGAAAGTCACGCACAGAAGGAAACGACACGGCAGATGGCCAGCATCGCACGGTGGCAACAGCAGGTAATGGTGCCCGAGGCGCGGGTGACGCTAAGCGTGGCTGAAGACAGCCTTGCCCTTCTGCCCGCAGGTGCAGGCTACACCGCTCGCAAAGGACAGGCGCACGTGAAAGTGAGCCGTCGGCCCTCAGCAGACAAGGAAAGCCCTGCGCAAATCATCATCGAGGCGGGATGTGACAGTTTGGAAGTGCAGTGCGCACGCTATGAGCAGCGCATCGAAACGTTGCAACAGCAGATTCAGACGCAGCACAAGCGGCGTTCAAACACTGCTCAAATGCAAAAAGAAACGCATTTCAATGACCTGAGAATGCTCTTCTTCGCCTATGTGGCTGGGGTGGCGACTGGCATAGTATTAATTTTAATCATAAAGAAAAAATGGCAAAAAGTGTTTTAGACGGAACCAACCTCATTCTGAGTGTTGACGGTCATGCCCTCGGTTTTTCAACGGGCTGCAAGGTAAGCACATCGACCGAGACCGGTGAACGTGTGACCAAGGAAGCCGCAAGCGGCAAGTGGAAGGAAAAGTATGTGAAGAGCTTTTCGGAGAGCATCTCGGCCGACGGCTGCGTGCTCACGGATGGCGACGATGACATGCCCACCTACGATCAACTGAAAGAGAAAATGTTAGCAGGCGAACCCATTGATGCCGCCTATGGCCTGCGCGATGGTGATAAACGTACAGGCAAGGCTGCCGGTGGCTACAAGGGCAAGTATATCATCACATCGCTTGAGCTTGATGGGCAGGCCGGCGATGACGGTAAGTACAGCATCAACCTCGAGAACTGCGGAAAGGTAGAGAAACAGGGAACAGGTCTCACTGAAGCTTCACCTGCTGCAAGGCCTGCCGCAAGTGGTCATTAAATCAGATAGCAGATATAAATAAGGTATATGAAACAGCTACAGAAATTGAAGGTCGGCGGACGGGAATATCCCTGCCGCGTGACCATGGGCGCGATGGTACGCTTTAAGCGCGCCACAGGCAAAGATGTGAACCAGCTCAATCAGAGCGACATCAGTGAGCTTGTGCAGTTCATCTATTGCTGTGTGCAGAGTGCGTGCAAGGCCGACGATGTGGCGTTCGACGTAGACTTCGAAACGTTTGCCGACCTGCTCGAGCCCGACAGCCTCAATAGCTTCTATGCACAGATGGGCGATGCCGAAAAAAAAACGACGCTGAAGGCTCGGGCGTAGGCATCGAAGAGCTGCAAGGTATTGCGTTGGGGTGCATGGGAATGAGTTTGAACGACTTCTGCCGATGCACCCCTTCCGAGTTTCAAGCGGCATGGCAGGCGTGGCACGAATGGCATGAGAACGAGCAGCGTAGCGAATGGGAACGCTTGCGCATGACCTGCCTCTGTATGCTGCAACCCTACAGCAAGAACACGCTCTCACCCCGCGACGTGATGCAGTTCCCGTGGGAGGAAGAAGCGAAAAAGCCACAAGAAGAAATCAGCAACGAGGAATTGAAGCGGCGCTATAGAGAAGCCAAGCGGGCCGCAGGATTGAAATAAAGAAAATGTTATTTGTGTTTCATCACACCGATGCAAAAGAGCAGGCCAAAGGTAATCACCACAAGACAAACGGCTACGGTGAAGACCGAAGCAATGGGATGCTCATTGATGAGCCTAAAAACAGGTGTCCAATGAATCGCTAACATAAGTACTATTTATAATAGTTGTTGGGGCAAAGATAATAAAAAAGCAAGAAACAATGGCAAAAGAGGTTAGTTTTTTAATCAAAATACACGATGACGGCGGCGCAAAGCGCGTGACAGCCAATGCCGAAGAGATGGGGCGTGTCATTCGTAGTGTGCAGAACGAAGCTGAAAGGTTGAAGCGCGACGTGCTCACATGGAGTGAAGCTGCACAGGCTGTGGGCGTATTGCAGAATGCCATCGGTGAGCTGCAGGGCGTTTTTAGGGATTTGACAGAGGCCTATCAGGTGCAGTTGGTCGCTGAAACACAATTAGAGACCATCATGCGGCAGCGCATGAATAGCACCGATGAGGAGATACAGCATATCAAAAACCTTTGTTCGGCCCAACAGGAATTGGGTGTCATCGGTGACGAAGTGCAGCTCAGCGGTGCCCAGCAGATGGCCACATTCCTGAAGCAGAAGGAAAGCCTCGATGTGCTGATACCGGCCATGAATAACCTCATTGCCCAGCAGAACGGCCTCAATGCTACCAACCAAGATGCCGTGGGTATCGGTAACATGATGGGTAAGGCCATGCAGGGGCAGACGGCTGTGCTGCAACGTGTGGGCATCACGTTTGACGAAGCACAGGCACATGTACTTCAATATGGCACGGAAAGCGAACGTGCCGCCATGCTGGCAGAGGTGATTACCGCCAATGTCGGCAACATGAATGCAGAACTGGCCAAGACCGATGCCGGAAAGCAAAAGCAGCTGGAGAATACGTTGGGTGACATCAAGGAGAAGTTGGGGAGCATGGTTCAGGGCGCGATGCCCTTTGTAACCATCACCGCGCAAGCCATGATCTGCGTGGCCGGCTGCATCAAACTCATCACATCCATACAAGCACTCGGGGCTGCATTCAGTCTGACTGCCATCAAGGGTGCCTTGTTGGCCGTGCATGAAGGAATAGTAGCTGGCGCGCAACGGATATTGTCTATAAGTGGCTACACGGCGGCTGGCGGAACACTGGCTCTAAGCGCCGCCGTCACGGTTCTCTATGGTGCACTCACCATGGGGCTGTCGGTTGTTATTACGGGCATCATCGGCCTTTTCACCAATATGGGGGATGAAGCCGAGGATACGGCTGAGAGCGTAGATCAGCTCAAGGAGAGCGAAGATGCCTTTTCGCAGGCTTCATCTAATATGAAGGCCGAACTGGATGTAGAGATTAGCCGTTTGGCCTCGCTCATCCACAACCACGAGAACGCCTCTAAGAAAGTATCGGAGTTGAACAAGAAGTATGGTGAGAGCTTCGGTTATCACCGCACGGCAGCCGAATGGTATGACACGCTGATAGAGAAGAGCAAAGTCTACTGTGCACAGATGGGCTATGAGGCGCAGGCCAAAGTGTTGTCCTCACAGATAGCTGCAGCGCAGTTAGAGAAGGAAAGTAAGGAGGCTGAACGCCGGCAGTTAGGGCAGCAATATATGGACACCAAGGGCGAGGTGCATTACAACTGGGAGAATGCCCAAGGTGGCAAGGATTACTATACACAGTTAGGTAGTGATATCAACGAGATTACCTCGAAGGTCAACAGCTTGCAAAAGCAATATGACTCGGCTATTCGCCACATGGTGGATGCACAGAAGCAGTTAGACCAGTCGCGCAAGTCCACGAAGTTGGTGAACGGAAATTTAAAAGCATCCACGACCGAGGAACTCAAGCAGGAGATAGAGGAGAAGCAGCAAGATGTTGCCCGGTTACGTGGAGATGCCACGGCCGAGCGCCAACGTCTCAACAAAGAGATTGGCCGGATGCAAAAGGAAGTCAATAGGCGTGAGGCGATTAACAAGCGTGAACAGGGGGTAAAAACAAACAGCACAAAGACTACTTCCAAAACGGAGAAGCCTGTCCGTGTGGTAAAGAGTCTTGATGACGTAAATAAGAATATCTCCTACTACGAGGCACAGCTGAAGAAGACCGATAAGGCCGACACGGCAAAAATACAAAAGCTCACCCGACTTATTGCGAAATACAAGGAATTAGGTGCGGTCATACAAGCCGAAATCGACCATGCAAAGCGGCCCACGGAACTGAACACGTTAGAGAAGATAGATGCGGAGCTGCAATATCAACAGCAGCTGCGCAAGAAAGCCAGCAAAGAGAAGTTGGCGGGTATCGACAGCGAAATCAAGCGTTTGAACACGCTTCGGACGGCGTTCGAGGATAGTTCGCACGTGGCATTGCGTCTTGACGAGATAAAGACCTATGAGCAGCTGGATAACGAAATTGCCTTTTATACGAAAAGGCTCAAGACGGCCACCGACACCGAGCGCGTGCAAATACAGCAGCAGATAAATGCGCTTGGTGATTTGAAGAAAAAGTGGGACGAAACCCTTGCCGGTCTGAAGGCTCCGGAGGATATCAGCCGCTTGGACACAATGGAGAAGCTCGACGAAGCCATTACCTACTATCAGGCAAAACAGAAGAAGGCCTCGGGCGAGGAGATCAGCAGCATCGGGGCAACCATTGTGGCGTTGGAGCAGAAACGTGAAGCCTTGAACCGCATGACACGCCTGCCCGAAATGAATGCCGAGACCGCAAAGCTGGACGGCATGGACGCAAAAGAGCTGAAGATGGAACTCAAGGTGATGGGCCTTGACAATGTGAAAAAGCGCATCAAGGAATTGCAGGACATGCTCCGCGATACGAAGCATCCGCTTGATAAAAGTCAGCGCGAGGAGGTTGAAAAGCTCATCGGCTCGTATGGGCAGTACGAAAAGGTGCTGCGCAAGAGCGATGTGCATCTGACTGACCTGTGGGGCGATGCGAAAGGTGTAGCCGGTGGCATTACGTCGATGACCAACGCTCTTGAAGGTGGCCGCAATGCGTGGGAGACCCTCACGGGCGTGGTAGATGGTGCCATACAAATCTTTCAGAGCATTGCAGGCATCGTGGATATCGTCAAGGCCTTGACGATATCCACACAGGCCAGTGCCGCAGCAAGTGGCGTGAAGGCTTCAGCTACAGCAACTGAAACGGCGGCTACGGCGACACACACTGCTGCAACAGCTGCCGACACGGCTGCAACCATCACGAATACGGCAGCAAAGGGCGGTATGGCCATTGCCAGTGCCACGGCCAGCGGTGCCAGCATGCCGTTCCCCTATAACATCGTTGCCATTGCCGCGGGTGTGGCTGCTGTGGTGGCCGCATTGGCCTCTATCAGTGGTGCATTTGCCAATGGTGGCATTGTGGGCGGCTCATCGCCAAGCGGCGACAAATTATTGGCTCGCGTGAACTCAGGTGAAATGATACTCAACGGGGCGCAGCAGAGCCGCCTTTTCAACTTCATCAACGGCGTCACGCCCTTTGCCGACGGCGGCATTGTTTACGGGCCAACGCTCTCGATCATGGGCGAATATGCCGGGGCACGGTCAAACCCCGAAGTGATTGCACCGCTCAATAAACTAAAATCGATTATCGGTGAAGGTGGTAATGGTGGCGGCCATTTGGTAGGGCGCATCAGAGGCCGAGATATTATCATGGCAATAGCAAACGAAACACGTATCAATCGGCGCAAAACCAACATCAAATTATAACGTAAAAGCCTATGTATTTACACGGACATTATTACAACGAGCAGAACGAGCGCATTGAGGTGCACATCGTGACGCATGGCGACAAGACCGACAATCAAGAAATCAGTGCGGACACGGGCGACATTCAATGGACGGATGATCCCGTGGAGATTGAAAGCCAAGTGAGCGACACCTTTGATGTGCTGCTGCCCCAGCAGGCTACCATCCGCCTGCAGGTGCGCAACTTTGTCGCAGACCTCTTCTGCGCCGACCTACGCGAGGCGGTAGTGAACATCTATCGCGAGGGCGAATGTCTCTTTGCCGGGTTCTTGGAACCGCAGAGCTATTCACAAGGTTACAGCGAGGAGTTCGACGAGATTGAACTGAGCTGCATCGATGTACTTACGGCATTGAAGAGCTTCAAATACGGCGATGTGGGTAGCATAGGTCGACTATATCATGAGGTGAAGGCCAATGCTCGGCAACGCAGTTTTCAAGAGATAATCACGGAGATGCTGACAAGTCTCACAAGCCATATCGATATTCTTGGCGGGCACAGCATGAGCCTTTACTATGATGGTAGCAAGGCCATTGACAACCAAACAGACAGCCGCTATCGTATCTTTTCGCAGCTATCTATCAACGAACTGCTGTTCCTAAGCGACGAAGAAGACAATGTGTGGACGCAGGAAGAAGTGCTCACCGAACTCTTAAAATATCTTGATGTGCATGTGGTGCAGGTGGGCTTTACCTTCTATATCTTTTCGTGGGAGAGTGTAAAACGTGCAGCATCCATCACCTGGCAGAATCTTTTGACGGGGCAAAATAGCGAAACGCCCTATCGAAAGATGGATATTCGGACCGGCGATGTCATCGGAGACGATACGACGATGAGCATTGGCGAGGTGTACAACCAGCTGCTGCTCACCTGCAAGGTCGAGAAAATGGAGCAGCTCATTGAGAGCCCTTTGGAGGACAGCGCATTGCGGAGCGATTTTCCAGCCAAACAAAAATACATGAATGAGTTTATCAGCTGGGGCACAGGCAAGCGAGCTATAGAGGGCTTCCGCGACCTCGTCTTCAATAGCACTACAGCCTATGACGCTGCCAGCATTGTCGACTGGTATATATGGGTGAAGCGACATCCCCATTGGACGTTCCCAATGCATGACAATAGCCTGCAGGCTGGCATGAGCCTTTCGGACTATTTCGGGCAGACGGGACGTAACCAGCAGGCTTACCTGCAGTGGCTTGGTAGTCATCTTGGAGCAGCGTTGGTGGCCTATGGTAAGGTTGCGACGGAGATGGCGCGAGGCGATAACAGTCCCATAGCGAAGATTGACATGGATAACTACCTTGTGCTCTCTGTCAATGGTAACGGACAGGATGATCAAGCAAAGACTTATCCCAAGGAGACCGACCTAAAAGCAGCCATCCCCTATGCCGTGTACGAGGGCAAGAAAGCAGGTGGAGTGTTCTCGCCAGCCGATGAGCAGACGACCAACTATATTGTGCTGTCGGGGAAAATGATTTTAAACCCCATCATGACACAGACCGCTACTTTTCGCGATTTAAGAACGAAACCCTGGACTGCCAAGAATATTTTTTCCGGGCAGCCCATCGAAGAGGGGAAAGCCTGTGTGTATGGTAACGTGGTGAAAGATAAGAACGGCAGCGAAAAATACTACACATGTAAGTATTGGAAGCAGACCGACTCCAACCCTAAACTGAACGAGGAACCACAGTGGGACGAACAGGGCGACGGTGGCTGGTATCCTTTTACCGGCACCGCCCCCGAGAGTTATGAATACAATTACAGTGCTGTGGGCGACGGGACCGACAAAATCAGCAAGGTAGGCCTTGTGGCCTGCATGCTCATTGTGGGTGATAAGTGCGTGGTGGAGAAAGGAAGCGGCTCGCAGATTGAAGATTTTGAGTGGCGCAAATACAAAGAACGCTCCGCATGCAGCAGCGATGATGAATACTATCAGCAGAGCTTCACCATCGGCTTCGACCCAAAGATTGGTGATAAGCTCATCGGCCGCGAATACAGCCTGCAGAACAACATCAGCTGGAAGCGCGGCATTGATACCGAGGGTATGGCTATCCCCATTCGCAAGCGCGACCATGTGAGCGGTGCCGTAAGGTTCGTCATCCTTGGCCCGGTCAATGTGTTGTGGGGCGACATCACACGCCGCCATCCCACCTTCTTCCGGCATACGAAATGGACTGAGCATGCCGTGCCCCTGCTGGCACACGTGAGCAGCATTCAAATCAAACAATTCGAAGTGAAGCTGCACAGCGATAATGGCCTCATAGAGCATTTGGGTGACGAACACGACATTATTTATATGAGCGATGCCAAGACCTCATTCTGCAACAAGAAGGATGATTTGGAGTTTAAAATCACTTCGGCACTGACCTATGACGAGAGCGTGCAGTTGGGCATTGTCAATACGCCTTGCCTCTCAACACCTGTCAATATGGCCTCGGGTGATGGTGTGCTGCAGGTCTGCAACACGCTGACAGGCCAACAAGCCAAGGCAGAGCAGCTCTATGTCGATGCCTATTACCGAGAATACCATGAGCCACGTGTGGTGTTGAAGCAGACTTTTGCCGACAGGACAAACGGCATTGTCGACCTTTTCACCCACTATCGCCAGGCATTCATGGACAAAACATTCTTTGTGCAGGCCATCAACAGAAGCCTGACGGAGGGAAGTGCAGAACTAACATTAAAGGAGATAAACAATGATTGACATTAAAATGATGGCCCGCAAAAGGGTCGCGAATGGGACTGGCACAGCAAAAACAACCACAAGCGGAAGCGTCGTTTACCCACAGAACGCGGATGAAGCCCGGCATGCACAGCAGGCCGACAAGGCTACCTTTGCCGAACAAGCCAACAAAGCCTTGGAAGCCAACGTGGCGGCACGTGCCAACTATGCCAACAAGGCGCAGGAGTTAGCTGAAGATAGCACCACCTTCAGCCAGTTTCTGCGCAAGGATAAGGCCGACACGGCACAAAAGCTCATCACCTTTCTTGAAGGCATCGGTCTGAAAGACGGCCACGGCATCACAGCCGAAGGCATGGCCACACTGCTGGAGGTGGTCAGTGCCAACTTCAACGAGGCCGAACAGCGGGGCTTTGCTATCCATCGGCGGGCAGATGGCAAGTACCAACTCTCGCTCACCGACATCATCGTTTGGGGCAAAGCCATTTTCAACGAGTTGGAACTGCGCCGTCTCTCTTACGTGGGCGGCAACATGGTGTTCTCGGCCTGCGGGTCGAAGATTACAAAAGTCGAGGATAAAGGCAGTGCATGGCGATGCTATTTCCGCCAAGACGACGGCACCACGCAAACGCAGAACCTATGGCAGACGGATGACTTGGCACGCGCTGAAACCTTTAACTTGAAAGGGAAGACCAACCGCCACTACTGGCGCAGGGTGACCAGCGTGGGCGAAGACTGGATAGAACTAAGCAAAACCGACTGCGAGCAGGGCAGCGATGCGCCGCAGGTTGATGACGCGCTGGTGCAGATGGGCAACAGGACTAAGCCCGAACGGCAGGGACTCATCATGCTGCGCACCACAGGCGAGCCTGCCATCATCATTTACAGCGGCATCAACGACTACACCCTCGAGGGCAAAGCTGTGGCCCTGCTCTCACCTTCAAAGGTCGAAATCTCGGCCAATATCTTCCGCCTGCTGGCCACTTCGGGCGAGGTTATCGACCTGAAAGGGCATGATGGCAAGAGCAGTTACACATTCGTGCGCTATTCAAACGATGGCGGAAAGACTTTTACCAAGGCCATTCCGCTGAAAACAACGGGCGAGCTCTTTGCAGGCCGAAACATATTTGCCCTCAATGCTGGCTTGACAGCCGAGGCTGGCGCGGTACTCGATAGCAGCATTAACGGCGTGAAGTGCACAAAAACAAAGAGCCTAAACCGTGTGGGACAGCTGTTCAAGCGGTTTGCAAGCAACCTACCACGCGGTCAATTCCGCATCAGTGGGCGCATGAAAACGGATGGCACCACATTCAGTGTGAATGTGAATATGGGTGGTGTTAATGCGGGCGATGTGACGGCCACCCCCAACTGGCAGCCGTTTAGCTTGCTTGTCAATAATCCAGGCTACAGCGATGCCCCCAATTATTGCTTTGTGGACTTCCGATATGGCATGTCGCAGTCTGCCGCCGCACCGCTCAATCTCTACGTCGCCGACCTGATAATCACACAAGGCAGCGACGCTTACGACTACGCGCCAGCACCCGAAGACCAGCAATTTGGCCTTACATCAGGTCAATACCTCGGCATAGCTTCATGGGATAAGCCCTATCCGCCACTTCGTCCCGAAGCCTATCAATGGAGCAAACTCACCGACGAGGAGGCTGCAAAGAAAGCGCAAGAAGCCATCAAGGCGGCTGAAACGGCCAATAGCGCAGCCACCAATGCTGCGACAAAAGCCAATGATGCAACCAAGCGAGCAGGCGAGGTGGAGCTGAAGATGCAGCAGGGCGAGTTCGTCGTTCGTGCCGATAAAACGCGTTTTCAAAACAACAAGAAGCAGGACGTGGCCGTGTTCAATGCCGATGGAACTGTTAATGTCGAGATGCTTGATGCAAAAGAAATTGTCACACGCGGTATTCAGGCACAAACTATTGACGCAAAGAACGCCACGTTTGAGAATATGAATGTAAGTGGAGATATGAATGTAAAGCGGTTTTACCTGCAAGCCTCAAACCCTAATATAGCAACGCCGTGTGGTTCGTTCATTACTGGATTTGGGGAATTCATATTGCCATCATTGGAACCTCGACAATTTATGCACATCACGATTTTTAATATTATAGAAACACGAGTCGTTGTGGATGTGTCTATAAAAGTAAGTGGGGCGTCAGATTATATACGCTATGAGGCAGACAATATAACAGCCCCCGCTGGTGATGAATTTAAGCCGTCAGATATTTGGTGCGAAATGATTGGTGTTGGTCGGGGAAGTTTAGAGAGAAAATTTACAATATGGACTATAAAGGGGGAGAATAAACCCCTAACACTATATAAAAATGGTATTTGTGTAAACAATCACTAATTTCAATTTAACAAATAAGATTATGAACAGATTTTTCAACTTTCTCAAAACGTCAAATCGCCATAAGCACTTGCTCGGCGGTGTGGTGATTGGCGTGCTTGCCAATACGCCCTATTGTGCTGCCTATGCAGGAGTAGGTGTGGCATGTGCCTTAGAACTAAAAGACAAGCTATGGGGTGGCAAACCCGATGTCGTGGACTTGGCAATGACCCTTGTTGGCGTAGCGTTGGGTTATGGCTTGCGTATGGCATTGATAACAGCATTAAAATGAGAATTAACAACCATTCAAAATAACAATTATGGAAGAATTAAAAATTGGAACGCCCGAGCAAACAGTGCAGGGCGAAGTGAGAATTAATGAGAAAAGCGATTTCCCCCTTGCCGTGCGCCTGATGCACGATGGCCAGGAACAGCCATGGCCGCAGGTCGATTTCAAGCTCAAAGCCACCGTCGAGGGCTGCCTCAATGTGTATCGGGCACAGCGTGTGGGCAACGTGTTTACCCACTGCCGCGTCGACGAGGGTCGCCTGTTAGTCTTCTTCGACAATCATGGGCTGCACGATGGATTTCTGAAAATAGAAATCACCTTCAGCTACCCCGACAGCGATTACACCACCGATGGGCTGCGGCAAGAAACCTTTTCGGCCACATCCAACATTCGCTTGGTCAAAGACACGGGCGACGCCTTATCGCTGAAACTACCCGAGCCAAAGGTAGTGGAAAAAGTGGTGGAGAAGATAGTGCATGAAAGTGGTTATCAAGGTGAAGCCAATCTCATATTGAAAAAAGCTATTGAAGTGTCACCTGACGTAGCTTCGATTTCACTTGTAGACGAAAGCACCATGGAAGGAATGTTGGCACTCTACGCCCTTGCAAAGATAAAAGAGGAGGGTACGAACACTGCCGACACAACCACACTAATGCAATCGCTGGACGACAAGGTATGCATGGCCATCGCCAATCCGCCGCAGTCGGATGTTGAGCAGCTCGGTTATGTGGAACTTGGAAAGGCTTATTGTGCCAACAGCAACTGGCCCATGAAAGATATTCACTCCATGTTTAGCTATTTCCGAGGCGCTCAATTAGTCCTCACTTTGTCGGGCGAATGCAGTATGTCTAATTTCCTGATGGCTGCAAATATCGGTCAGTTGCATATTCATCTAACCCGCGATTTTCAGTTGCAGTCATACTTCCACTATCAGAGCCACGAGGAGTGGGCGCAAGCACGCAACGCAATAGGCTCGACAGCCGATTGGATTTTCGGTTCGCTCGGTTATGGAGCGAAAATCGAAATGCTCCATCTTAGCTGGGATAGCGAGGTAAACGAAGAAGCACTGACGCTATTGGCAGGCATTCCGTGGTCGATGGTTATGGGGATAGCCCTTCAGTTACCCGACAACTTGCCCCCCGATTTTCCTCAATGGCTGTTAGAAGCATTGAAACCAAAAACAGAAGAGGGCAAAAACTTAATTGGAGATGCACAAATTCCTATTCAGAAGGATAACGGAACGAGTGCTGCCCCATCCCAAATGCCCGCTGAATTCACAGCATTGTCTGCCGAATTCTTAGCCAAGGGATATAGCATTTAAAACGCAAACTATAAAGATGCGAAGAAAAACCTTGCCACTTAGGCATCGTAAGTGGCCCACTTTTGAAGCGTAAGTGGGCTACTTTTGGTACCTAAGCGTAGCACCTTCTCAAACCCCTTTGTACAAAGGGATTGCAAAGGGGGCAAAAATGACAATAAAAAATCAAAAAGCCCCCAGCCGGTTAATAGTCATCTCACCTACATATTAACAAAAACACTCAGCGTGCACGACTGGGGGCAAAAGCCTTCATCCGCACGCTGAGTTGTTTTGTTATGTAAGTGAGATGATACAAAAGTACTAAAATTTAGGATAATGAAAGTAATTGAAGTATTAGAATTTAACCGGGAGTTGATAAAAAAGCTCCGCAAAGCAGGCATCCGATTAGAAGATGCCGACTATATTGATCTATACACAGAATACAAGCAGCTGACGGCACGGGGCGAGAAAGTGTCTTATGTCGTGGCTCACCTTGCCGAAGAATATGTCATCAGCGAGCGCAAGGTCTATAGTCTCATCAAAAAGTTTCGTGCCGACTGCAACCCACGTGCAGTGTGAAAGCCTACTCTGCCCCCAGCTACCCGCAGCAAACAGCTTACCTTTGCTGCCACAATCAATCACTAAAAATAAAACGTATGAGCAAATGCTATCTTTCGGCACCGCTTCCTTTTCAAGGGCAAAAACGCATGTTCGCAAGCGAATTTAAGAACGCGCTAAAGCTATTCCCCGACACAGCCACCTTTGTAGACCTCTTCGGTGGCAGCGGCCTGCTGTCGCACATCACCAAGCACGAGAAACCTAATGCCACTGTGGTTTACAACGATTTCGACGGCTATCGCAACCGACTTGCGCATATCCCGCAAACCAATGAACTGCTTGCACAACTGCGCCTCACCCTTAACGACTATCCACGTGGCAAAATCATCACTGGAGAGCATCGACAACGCGTGCTGCAATGCATCGAAGATCACCAAGCACGCTATGGCTACGTTGACTTCATCACGCTTTCCTCCTCCATTATGTTCGCCATGCACTACAAGCAAAACCTCGACGAAATACGCCGAGAAACGCTCTACAACCGCATCAGAAAAACCAATTTTCCCACCTGCAACAACTATCTCGACGGACTAACCATCGTGTCGGCCGATTACAAACAAGTATTCCAGCAATATAAAAATGTGCCCGACGTAGTCTTCCTCGTCGATCCACCTTATTTGAGCACCGACTGCAACACCTATAAAATGTCTTGGAAACTCGCCGACTTCCTCGATGTGCTACACGTCCTCCATGGCCACCGCTTCATCTACTTCACCTCCAACAAGTCCTCCATCCTTGAACTATGCGACTGGATGGGCAAAAACCCCAACCTCGGCAACCCGTTCGAAGGCGGCACCAAAACCACATTCAATGCCCACGCCAACTTCAACGCCACCTACACCGATATCATGCTCTGCAAAAATGGCGTTCAACCACCATTCGAACAATGA